CTGCAGTCTGTATCTCCGTCGGTGGAATCATCCTTTTGCTCTTCTCCTGCTCCAGGAGCCGGCTCATTATCTGCCACGCTTCCCGATTCAGTCTCTTCGACCTCATCAGTGCCAGCTTCTCCAACTGCTGCATTGTCATCCTCTGACTCAGGAGTTTCTGCTGTAGTATGCTCTCCTGTTGGCTCATTTTCCTGTACTTCATTATCTCCTCCAAAATGGTTCTGCCATGTCCGGGTGCCTGCTGCATCCTCATCAAAGATAGAGCGCATAACCTGGTAGAATTCCCACCATGACATATTTTTTGGTGTATCTCCGAACTTTTTAATTGTGACGCGGTTCTCATACATCATCATGAAATAGAGACCTTTTTTGAATGAACGGTTTCCGGCCGGATTTACGATTTCCGCAAAGCGGTTCATTGATTCCTCGTCAAACTCGTTTGAGTACACCTCATTGAGGATATCCTTGTTGTCCTCAAAAAATTTCTCTATCAGCTGACTTATGTCATCTGCCACACCTGCTGCAGGCTCGGTCTTATTGAATCTCTTTAGCTCTCTTATGTCCTCTCTTGATGCCTCAGGCTGTATCATCTGCCTGTCAGAGTCGGGGAGCTTGAGCATTTCCTCAAGCTGGCTTCTTCCAAGGTCCGTATACTCCGGTCTCAAGTGTTCTGAATATCCGTCAATCGAGTATTCGCGATTGATGGATATAAATCGGCTTGTTGTGGATGCCTCAAGTCCATACTCAGCCTTGGCAAATTCTGCTATACTCTTGTAGCCGTCATTCTCATAGAGTCTTTGATCATCAATCTGTCTGAGTGCATAGCCTATTCTCACGAAGCTCTGCTTCACTCCTATAAGCTCCTGCCTCAGTTTCTGTTTCATTTGCACCCAGTCATCGAGTGTCATCTGTACGTATTCCATATATCCTCCTATGCCATGAAGTGTATCTTCACTGCCTGTTCCATTGCTTCCAGTATCTCCTCGTCACTCATTTTCTCCTCCATTGTCTTCCTGCTCTTTCTCTTTTCCGTCTTCTCCGAACCTTTCCCTGCCTATCCGGTTGTACTCATTAAATATCTTCTGGAACTCCTCGTCCCATCTTTCTCCGTGACCTGCTTCCTCGCCTGCTGCTACATGAGCCAGTTCATGTGCGAATATCTCCGTCGCATCCGTGATGCTCAATTCTGCGCTGATTGCGATGACCGGTATTTCTCCTTTGTTGAACTGTGTGAACCCGAACGCTCGATTTCCTTCATCGTCTTTTATGTTCGGCTCAATGCAGGCTTTGTATTTCTTGTCTGGATAGAGGCCCCGAAAAGCCTCATCCAGAATCGTGAATGGTGAATTTATAAAAATCATGTTTTTTCTCCTATGCTGAATATGCTATAGCCATTGCCGGCATGCCTGCTGTCCTCAGTGTTCCTGTCACAAGCATTCGTATGTAGCTGTTGAGCCACTTCTGTATGTTCTCCTGGTCAGGCTTCTTGTCGTGGGCTCCGTACCACTGCAGTATGTTCGGTACTTCGGAATCAATCTCGACAGTGACGTACTGCATATTTGGTGTGTCCTTGAATCTTAAGAAAAGTATGTACGTCTCTCCCCGATTGTGTTTCCCTAAGTAGTTATCTCCTCCGACACAATGATGAAGTACTCGCCCCTCTGTTACTATTTCCTCTGCTGACTTTGCCGGTCTGATGATGTATGTATCATCCTCGTAGTAATATTTATTTCTCAGCTTCCTATAGCTGTGTCGAATGTTCGGGAAGCGCGCCGCAACATCCTTCAGATGTTTGTCCAGTTCTTCCTTGTTGACCTCTTCCACCATCTTTTCGTGGGCTTCATCCAGGTCATGCGGGAACTGATATACCGTGTTGGTCAGATCGTAGCCTCTGTTTTCTCTCATGCTCAGGTAATCAGCATATGTAGAAGCCATGTGTCTGATTCTGTATACCGACCGACTGCAGCCTCCGTAATCACAGCATGCATATTTCTTTATGCGGTTTAAAAATTTCTGCAATGTCATGTATTTCTTTGCGAGCGCGACCTGTGTGTATGTGAGTCCGGTCTCTGCCAGCTGCTGTACCTGTTCATCTGTCCAGTTCTCCATGAATCTCTTTTCCATCTGCAAAACCCTTAGCAGTCCTATGTCTCCCTTTTCCTTAATGAGCAGCTTGAGCTTTTCCTTTCTGATGCCGAGAAACTCATCCGGTCTCGTTGCTGTTTCATCCTCAATGATTCCATATTGGCATTTGATAAGCTTCTCAGCTACTCCTATCAGGTGCATCTTCACAAGCATTTCAAGCTGTGGTGTACGCATGTAGCACTCAAGGTACTCAACCGGATTGCATGTACTCATCAGGCTGTCTGTGTATTCCTTCATAGCACTGTATTGAAACATGGTCCCTGTCATCTCATCATATGTCTCGGGAAGTATTGGCCCGGAATTGATTCTGATGCTTGATAAACCATACAGATTGCAGTCATCCCAGAAGTCTTTTCCTACATATGGATCATGCTTGTTGTAGTCAACCTGTACCTTTTTGCCGGGTTCGAAATATGCCCTTGCCAGTTCAACCCCCGACAGCTTTTCATAGGCATTGTACATTTCATTGCCGTTCTCGCCGGCAATGAAGCCGAGTGTCCACTCTTTTTCCACCTGTATGTACCTCATAACAAAGCCATTGTCTTTATATTTCTGGCCAAGAAACAGATACTGGGTTTTTCTGATGCTGCCTTTTACTTTTCCTTTGCACTTGTACTGCCCGCGTGCGCCACACATAGGACATGTGCCGAAGCTGTTCTCTCGCGGCTCTTCTATGTTTCTCTCAAACTGGTCCTCGTATGCTCCACTGCTTTTCCATCTTGCAGTGGTCACACCGCCACACTTACTGCAGGCTATGTCAGCCCGGCTTCCATGCTTCTTGTAATATAGAAAGTGCTCATCATGGAAATACGCATGATCAGCTCTGTACAGTATTGCTTTTTCAGGTAGTGCCTTGGTGTTTGCCTGTCTGTCCTTCAGTGCTTCCTGGCGTCTCTTGCGCTCTCGCTCTACTCTGTTTATCCTTTCTGTTGATGTGATGTCGGCCTCGTATCTTGATATGTGCTCCCACCACCAAGAAGCATCGAAAAGCTTGGTGCCGCAAAAGTTCTTTATCCTCTCAAGGTCTTCCGGGCTCTGCAGTATATTTTCATCTGTCAGGATTCCCCCGGTGTGTGTTTCCATCCATATTGGTCTGTAATATGAAACCTGCTGGCGTGTCCATACATGTTTGTCCGGCCAGTATGTGCCGAAATCCTTCTTGGTGAGTGTGATTCTCACCACAGGAATCTTCTTTGACTCCTTTTTATTTTCGTACACCTCAAGGAACAGGTGCCTTTGATGTCCTATGTTCTTGACTGCGGTAACACCAATGTACTTCACGGATTTTATTCTGCTTATTTTTTTGAGTCCTAGGTATGGTATTTTTTCTATTGTTTTTTTCTTCATCTGTAGTGCCTACTTTCCCATGTAGTAGTCAGTGATTATCTTCTTGGCTCTTGCCATACCCGGGATGCCGAGCGTGACTTTGCTCGCTGATACACCTGCTGCCTTGATGATATCCTTGTCCACCGTCTGCTGATTCTTGAAGGACCACATCAGGATGGCGGCTATACAGCCCTTCAATGTTTTGCCTTTCTTTCTGACGTTGTGAGCTAAGAGCTCATTCTCCATGCACTGGCCTCTTAGGTACTCCACCCAGTCCTCCATAATTTCTTTCGGTTTAAGTTCTGCTGCCTCGACATCAATCTTGCCGAGTGCCGCCGTGAGCTTATCGCACAGCTCCGGGATTTCTCCGTTGGTGTATAGGTCCACGAAATCAGCCTGTATTCCATTTTCTTTTGCCACTACCTTGAGGGATTCTATATCACCCTCGTTAAGCAGGTTTTCAGCGAGCTCGTTAATCTCACTGAACGAATCAAATTCTCCAAACTTATCAAACATATGGTTTCTCCTTTAAAAAACTCCATTTATCGTATTTTCGTTCTGTATCTGTAAAATCCGGATAAAACGCATCCAGATATGCTCTGAACCTGCCGAGCATCTCTTTTCTGTTTCCACTGCTGCCATTGTCCATCATATGATGGTGGTACCGGCATCCGACTGCTCCGTTCTGCCTGATACCAAGTCCCATGGATGAGCGTGGTATGTAGTGCATGATGTCTGTTATATCCATCTCAGGGACTGCTGTCGGTGGCATCTCATAGCCTATCTGGCAGAATATGCACCGATAATTGTCACGCTCTCTTATGGC